TGCCAGAAGAAGAGCTAGCAGAAGACCTGTTTAAAAAGCAGGATCCATTTAATAAAAAATGGGATGAGCTAAAAAGCCTTTCTGGAATAGAAAAGAATTTTAAAAGACGATCAGACCGTATTGTTAAGGCATATGAAAGTCTTGACTTTACTGGAGTAGATACAACTAGGCAAGGGTACCAGGATAGTGCCCTAGCTAGAAGCACTGGACAAAACGGAGCAACCTCCAAAGAGATTAATCCTGGATCAGTATTCCACAATGGCTATGGAATGTTTGACGTAATTACCCCACCATGGAACCTTTATGAACTGGCTAACTACTACGATACATCTTTTGCTAACCACGCAGCTATTGATGCAAAGGTTGAAAACATTGTTGGTCTAGGATACGACTTCCACATTTCAAAAAGAACTATGATGCAGCTTGAAGCATCCAGTAGCGAAACTGCAACAGACAAGGCCAGAAAGCGTATTGAAAGAGCAAAGGTTGAAATGCGTGAGTGGCTTGAGACTCTAAACAGCGACGACTCTTTTTCAAATACGATGATGAAGTTTTATACAGACGTTCAGGCAACTGGAAACGGATATCTTGAGGTAGGAAGAACTGTTACTGGAGAAATTGGCTACCTTGGCCACATCCCATCTACAACTATGAGAGTTCGAAGACTGCGTGACGGATATGTTCAGATTATTGGTCAGAAAGTTGTTTACTTCAAAAACTTCGGGGCAAAGAACCAGAATCCAATTACTGGAGACCCAAGACCAAACGAGATCATTCACTATAAAGAATACTCTCCGCTAAATACTTTCTATGGGGTTCCAGACATCATGTCTGCAATCTCAGCTTTGCATGGAGACCAGCTAGCCTCTCAGTATAACATTGACTACTTTGGAAACAAGGGTGTTCCAAGGTATATCGTAACTCTAAAGGGTGCAAAGCTATCTTCTGATGCAGAAGACAAAATGTTTAGATTCCTTCAGACCAGTCTTAAAGGGCAGTCTCATAGAACGCTGTATATTCCTCTACCAGCCGATACAGACAATAATAAGGTAGAGTTTAAGATGGAGCCAATTGAAGCGGGAGTTCAAGAAGCATCGTTTAATGAGTATAGAGTTAGAAACCGTGATGACATTCTTGTTGCACATCAGGTTCCTTTGTCAAAAATTGGTGGAGGAGATTCTTCTCAGATTGCAGCTGCCTTAGCACAGGATAGAACTTTTAAAGAGCAAGTTGCAAGACCTGCCCAGGCTAATCTTGAAAAAATGATGAGCAAGCTTGTTAAAGAAAAGACTGATATTCTTGACTTTAAATTTAACGAGCTAACTCTAACAGATGAGATTGCCCAATCACAAATTCTTGAAAGATATGTAAAGACTCAGATCATGGTTCCAAATGAAGCAAGAGAAAAGCTAGGACTTCCTCAGCGTCCAGACGGAGATGAGCCATTTGAAATGTCTCCAAGACAGTCTGCCGACACACGAGCTAATACTGCACAGAACAGATCGAGAGATTCTGAAAGATCAAATAACTCCTCAGACAGCCCTGCCACCATATCTGGAAGAAATCCAGCTGGTGAGGGAAGATCTTCAGAGTAACCCTCAAAACATGATAAAGTGGATCCCTGGCAGCCAAAGCAGAGAAGGTCAAGAGTCTTTTGTTATCGATAGGCTTAAGAGTAAAAAACACGGATACTATGTAGAAATTGGCGGGTTCGATGCGATTGAACACTCTAACACCTATCTTCTTGAAACTCAATATTCTTGGTCTGGGGTATCTCTAGAGATCGTAAACTATCGGGTAGAGGCATATAATAAAATAAGAAAAAATCCTTGCCTTTTGGCAGATGCAACAACTTATGACATTAGACCTTATTTTGTCGATAATGCCTGGCCAAAACAAATAGATTATTTGCAGGTAGACATTGAGCCAGCCTATAACACCTTAGCAGCTTTAATGAATATGCCAATGGATTACAGGTATTCAGTTATTACGTTTGAGCATGATAGATACGTTACAGCTGAAAATGATAAATACCAGCAGATAGCTTACGACTTTCTTGCTGCCAACGGGTACAGGAGAGTGGCCCATAATGTAAATAATCTTGAGGACTGGTATGTAGACCCTACTGTCATTGCCCCTGACGAACTTGATGGGATTTTATGGCTAGAAGATATATTTAGCTTTATAAATTAGGATTTATGGCGTATACCCTAAATATTTACGCTTATAACTTTTTTATAACTTTTCATAAAAGACCCTTATAATTGAGATAACATGACTATACAGAAAGCCCATTGGGATACTGAGGGTGACAACGTTCGCCTATCAATGCCGTTCAGTAAAGTGGACGTAGAGAGACGCATTGTCTCTGGCTTTGCCACACTCGATAATGTAGACAAGCAAGCTGACATAGTCACAACAGATGCAAGCCTAAATGCTTTTGCAAAATTCCGTGGGAATATTAGGGAAATGCATCAGCCAACAGCAGTTGGTAAAATGGTCTCATTTAAAGAAGACAAATACTTTGACCCAGAATCTAAAAAGTTTTATTCTGGAGTTTACGTTTCAACATACATTTCTAAGGGTGCACAAAACACCTGGGAAAAGGTCTTAGACGGAACCCTATCTGGATTTTCTATCGGTGGTAGAATGAACAAGTGGGATGACGGCTATGACGAAAAAATGGATGCAAAAATTCGCATCATTAAAGATTACGATCTGGTAGAATTGTCTCTAGTAGATAATCCAGCAAACCAGTTTGCAAATGTTTTATCTGTCGAAAAAGTTGATGGAGTAGATATGATTAAGGGCGAAAGCTTAGAAACCCCAATTGAAAATGTTTTTTGGGATTCAGAGTCTGGTATAGTCATGTTGTCAGAAAATGATTCTGAGCAGAGCCCTACATCTGGTGCTCCAATGCAAAATATAGGTTTCGTTGAGAAGAACGATAACGAAAAAACAGATATGATAAAGTTCTTAGTTGATAGTGCTAAAGGCATTAATACAATTGAGATTAAGAAGGAGGCAAGTCCTATGAATGAAACAACAATCACAGAAGACATCGTTGAGAAGTCTGACGAGGTAGTAGAAGAGTCACAGGTCGCTCCAGAGGCAGATGCCCCAACCGAAGATGCAGTAGAGAAGTCCGAGCACATGGAAGAAGACAAAAAGTCTGACAACATGGACGAAGACGAAGCTATGAAATCTGACGACATGGACGAAGACGAAGCAATGAAGTCTAAGGATGAAATGAAGGCAGAAGCTGCAACTGAGGTAGATGGGGTATCTAAGTCGGATCAAGTAATTGCAGATGCAGTTACCGAGATTCAGGGTACCTTAACATCAGCCTTTAGCGATCTAGCAAATACCGTAAAAGCTCTACACGAGCAGGTATCTGCACTAAGCAAGTCAATTGATTCTGTAAAAACAGAGGTAACAGAAGCCAAGGGACAGTTTAACGAATTTGGAAAGAGAGTCGATGCTGTAGAGCAAGACACCGCTTTCCGCAAGTCTGGCGATCTAGGCGAGATCGTACAGGAAGCTCAGTCAGAACAGATTGAGAAATCCCTATGGGGCGGACGTTTCCTCAAAACTGCCGATCTATTTAGATAAACAATCACTAGGAGGTGACAATTATGTCGGAAGAGATTATTAAGAACTATCCAGGTGCTGGTGCTAACGAAGTTAATGGCGAAGGTGCATTTGCGTCTGGAGGAATTGGTGGTGTGAGTAATCCAGGTGCAGATACACTTGGAAACATTCCAACCGCCAGCTTTGGTACTACAACTGGTCCTAATGCCGTAAATCCTTCGGGTGATGCGGCAAGCGGTATCCTACGCCCTGAACAGGCACGTCGTTTTATTGACTACGTATGGGATGCTACAGTTCTCGCCAAGGATGGTCGTCGTGTAACGATGAGAGCTAACTCTATGGAACTTGAAAAAGTTAACGTAGGAGAGCGTGTTATTCGTGCAGCGGCCCAAGCTAACGCAGAGTACACAAACACAGGTGCAACATTCAGCAAGGTAGAATTGACTACAAAGAAGATTCGTCTTGACTGGGAAGTTTCATCTGAAGCATTAGAAGACAACGTTGAGGGTGGTGCTCTTGAAGATCACCTAGTTCGTTTGATGACAAACGCTTTTGCGAATGACATCGAAGATCTAGCAATCAACGGTACTGGTACTGGCTCAGATGCATTCACATCTATTATGAATGGATTTGTTAACAAGGTCAAGACCAATGGAGATGCACACGAAGCAGTTGTAACAGTTGCAGACAACGCATGGACTCCAGAGGTTATGCAGAAGATTATTCTTGCATTGCCAAGGAAGTACCGTGCACTTAAGAGCAATCTTAAGTTCTACGCTGGTACAGA